CCACTAAACTTTATATATACAGTATCTTTCAGAAAAAAGCAAGAAAAATAAAATTATTTTGAAAACAAATATTATACCATAAATGTTGGTATGCCAAGAAAAATAAAATTGTGATGTCTATCGTAGTATCAAAAAATAATTTTCCTAAAACAACAAGAAAGGATTGTCTAATGGCTATAATAAGAATGAGGAAGAAAACAAGGAAGTCTGCGGCAATAATCACAAAAGTAAAATTCATTAAGGCACTACAAAATACGGGTGGCATTTCCAAGATGATAGCAGAAAAATTAAATTGTACGCGCATCACCGTAAATCGATGGAAGAAAAAAGATGATGAAGATATCCAAAATGCATTACGTGATGAAATAGATGCAATTGCTGATATCGCTGAAAATACAATTTTGACGATGATGGAACAGCGCCTTGATTTTGGAGTATCCGCCCGGACTGCAAAATGGTATCTGGAGAGAAAACGTGAAGGATATAAAGAGCGGAAAGAAGTCACTCTCGAAGGTGGCAAAATACCCATTCACGTCCAGAATGAGACGCTACTACCTCTCGATACTCTCGATCTGCCACTTGCTGTGCGAAAACAAATTCTTGCAGCTATGGAACAAAAGGAAAAAGAGGAAGGGAAAAGAGGCAAAAACACCAATTACAAAAACAGATATTGAAAATTAAATTTTCAAAAGAGTTTTTCCAAACAGTGGTACGAAACAAGTTAGACAAAAAACATTCTATATTTATCAACAAAGAAATTAAAATCAGAAACAATAGGAATTTAAAAAATGCTAATTTCCAAACAAAGACTACAGGCTAGTATTTGCGAAGACTCATTTTATGAATTTGTAAAATGTTTTTGGGATGTTGTAATTCCAGAAGATCCTATCTGGAATTGGCATATTAAATATTTATGTGATGAAGTGCAATATGTTATGGAATTGATGATACAGAAAAAAGAAAAAGAATACGATTTATTAATTAATATTTCCCCCGGTTCAACAAAATCAACTATCTGTAGCGTCATGCTAACACCTTGGCTATGGTCAAGAATGCCAACTGCAAGGACTATTAATGGATCGTTTGCTCATATGCTAGCATTGGATTTATCTCGCAAAAGTCGTATTATTATACAATCTGAAAAATATAAATCTCTATGGCCTAAATGCATTCTAAGCGACGACCAAAATACGAAAGGTAACTTTGTTAACACAGATGGTGGCGGTCGTCTAGCGGTCGGTACAGGTGGCTCCATTACAGGATTCCATGCTCACGCTATTGTCATTGATGATCCAATAGATCCTAGAGCTGCATTCAGCGAAGCAGAAATGACAAACGTTAATAACTGGATGCGGGAAACATTACCAACTCGAAAGGTCGAAAAAAAAATAGTACCAACAATTTTAATTATGCAAAGACTCCACGAAAATGACCCGACCGGCGAATGGCTGGAAAGAGTTGAGGAAGGGGACATAAAACATATTTGTCTTCCCGCTGAATTAGACGAAAATATAAACCCACCTGAATTAGCAGAAAAATATATTGGTGGATTAATGGATCCGGTAAGATTATCAAAAAATGTTTTGCATGCGGCTGAAAAGGATCTCGGGACATACGGATATGCCGGACAATTTGAACAATCACCAATCCCAAGAGGCGGCGGTCGATTTAAAACTGATTTAATTCAAATTGAACAATTCCCACCTAAACATATGATCCAAAAAGTTAGGTATTGGGATAAAGCAGGCACAAAAGATGGGGGATGCTATACGGCTGGCGTATTGATGGGGAAAGATAAAAATGGATTTTATTGGTGGCTGGATGTAAAAATAGGACAATGGGATGCAGCAGAACGAGAAAGTATTATTAAACAAACGGCTGAAATTGACGGGCAGAATGTATTAATCGGAGTGGAACAAGAGCCTGGTAGTGGTGGATTAGAATCAGCTCAAAATACCATACGAAATCTTGCCGGATACCGGGTGTATGCTGATAGACCGACGGGCAGCAAAGAGGATAGAGCATACCCATTAGAGGCGCAAGTTAACAGCGGAAATACCAGAATGATAAGAGGGGAATGGAACAACGCTATAATAAATGAGTTAAGGTACTGGCCAAAATCAAAATACAAGGATCAGGTTGATGCAACTAGCGGAAGTTTTGCAAAATTGCATGCAGTGAAAAGACGCGCGGGCGCTTTGTAATTTTTTATTTTTATGGGAAAGGAAAAGTAAAAATGAGTAATACAAAAAAGGAAAAATAATAATGTCTAATACATGTCATGATTGTAAATATTTTCGAAAATGGAAAGACTTAGAAATTCTTTCAGGTTTTAATTTGAGTGGTATTCCAAGATATAGAAAAACGCAGACAACATATTGTTGTGCATATCCTGAAACATGTCTACGGGATGGTGATGATATAGCTTGTGTGTCATTCGTGAAGAAAAAAAATAAAAGGAAAAAGAATAATGAAGCTATTAGAATTTTTTGAAATGGTCGAAAATCATGAATTGCTTACTGGTATGATTGACAGTGATAATATTTATGTGAAATGTGGTAATTTTACAACACGATTGACATTTGACGCTATACTGGATAATGATCGTAATACGCTACTTGAAATTTTATTAGGCATTCGTGAACCTATTGTGTTGGCGCATATGTCCCGTGTTGTGGGGTATTTTAGTATGATTAACAATTGGAATAAATCAAAATTAGGGGAATTAAAAGACCGGCAAGCGGGTAACTATTCCATGGGTGATTCGGAAAAGGAAAAATAAAAATGACTATTGATAAAAAAGAAAAAACCGTACGGATAGGAACAAAGATAATGGAAGATGGAACACTACTTCCAATTTTACAACCGGGTAGGGTTGAAATTACTGCTATACAATCAATATGTTTAGCTAAGTGGGAAGAAGGATTTTTAATTTTTAAAATTAAATCAGCAGGTGCTACAACAAAACAAAAACGTGATCCAAGGTTTATCATTAAGGAAAAGAATGGGGAAATTATAATTTATATTGTCCATAACAATGAAGAATATATTGTCGAAGGGGTAAAAAATATATATGTAGAACAAGAGCCTTGTGAAGATCCTTTGATTACGATTGATGTTATTGGATTTGCTGAATAAAAAGGAAAAATAGTCAATGCAGATAATAGATATTAAAATTCTGGATAATGAAAATGAATCAGAAGAAATTAAGACAAGAAAAAGGAAAAGTCACAAACAAGAATTTTTTGAATATGATATAAAAAATAAAAAGTTTATCAGAAAACAAAGGAAAAATTCAAAATGGCAATAATTAAATCTATTAAGAAAAAGAGTGTAATGCACAAAGTGAAAACGCCAGTAACAAATACAAAAAAGGGCTGGCAAGCAAAATACGATAGCATGATTAATAATGTACTCACAACGAGGAGTGAGCTATTAGGCAATCTACTTGATCCAACGGGCAGAGATTTAAATAATGATTGTGGATACCCGGAAAGCATATCTGCAAAACAATATCACGCCATGTATGAGCGGGAAGGAATCGCCGCTCGTGTAGTGAATATCTGGGTAGAGGAATCATGGGCAATGATGCCCCTTATTACTGAAAATAAAGAATCAGAAGAAAATACAGAATTTGAAAAAGCTTTTGAGGAAATAAATAAAAAATATCGGCTACTCCATTTCATTTCCCGCGTAGATCAATTGTCAGGTATTGGTAGATTCGGCGTATTGCTACTCGGAATTGATGACGGCTTGTCATTGGCACAACCTATTGAGGGAGTTACCGGAAATTTAAATTTGTCAACGAAAAAACAAAATTCAAAAGAGGCTAAACATCAATTAATTTATTTACGGGGATTCGAAGAATCAGTCGTGACTGTAGCGACTTGGGAAAACGATACGAGTAATCCTAGATTCGGATTACCGCTAATGTATGCCATTACATTTCAAGACGGTAGTGCGAGCGGTACAAGTACACAAAACAAAGTCCACTGGTCAAGAATTGTGCATATGGCAGACTTGCGACAAATGAGTGA